CATGTCGCGCAGTGATTGAATAATGCGCTAGGCGTAGCGTCGTTGTCAACACTTTTTCACAACAAAGTGTGATCCAGTTCACAACAATGTCAGCCATGCAACAGCTACCACAGATCGTTGATACAATCAAGATTGCGCCACACTACAGAGGCAGGAAATCATGGCAGGCAAAGAATACGACTGGAAAAAAATCTTTCTTGAGCATCTTCGGGAGAGCCCGATCATTGCTCACGCAGCAAAGGCCGCGGGCATCAGCCGCGTCAATGCCTGGCGGAATAAACGGGCCGATCCGGAATTCTCCGAGGCCTGGGACGACGCAATCGAAGAAGGCATTGACAAGGCGGAGGCTGAAGCTTATAGGCGAGCTGTCCAAGGATACGAACAGGACGTCTGGTATCAAGGCGTTAAAGTCGGCGAGCAGCGTATGTACAGCGATCAGCTACTTGCACTGATCTTGAAGGGCAATCGTAAGCGCGTCTACTCTGATCGCACCGAGCATACTGGGGCGGACGGTGGGCCGCTGGAAATCAAAACGATTGAGCGTGTCATTCTGAAGCCGAATGAGTAAGCTGCAACTCCAGACACCAGCCTGGGCCGTCCCGCTGCTTGACCCTGCTCGATACAAAGGCGCACACGGCGGGCGAGGCTCGGGCAAGTCTCACTTTTTCGCAGAGATGCTGATTGAGTCACACCTGCTTGACCAGAAGCGTCGAAGCGTGTGCGTTCGTGAGGTTCAGAAGTCGCTCGCTCAGTCTGTTAAAAGGCTGTTGGAGCTGAAGATTGAACAGATGAATGCGGGCGCCTATTTCGAAGTGCAAGAGGCTTGCATCAAGTCCAAGAAGGGCGACGGCTTGATAATCTTCCAGGGGATGCAGAATCATACCGCCGATAGCATAAAGAGCCTTGAAGGCTACGATTGCGCATGGGTCGAGGAAGCACAGAGCCTGTCACAACGAAGCCTTGATCTATTGCGCCCAACGATCCGCAAGCCTGGCTCTGAACTCTGGTTCACCTGGAACCCGTCACAAGCTACCGACCCGGTTGATTCATTGTTGAGGGGAGACAATCCTCCTCCCAGCGCCAAGGTCATTGAGGTCAACTACTCAGACAATCCTTGGTTCCCCGACGTGCTGCGGGCCGAAATGGAGTATGACCGAGGCCGCGACCCTGATAAATATGCTCACGTTTGGCGCGGTGGATACGTTCAGAACAGCAGCTCGCGCGTGTTCAAAAACTGGCGGATTGAAGACTTTGAGGCTTCCGCAGATGCGATTCACCGACTCGGCGCTGATTGGGGATTTGCCACTGATCCGACCGTCCTGGTTCGCTGCCATATCGTAGGCCGCACGCTCTATATTGATTACGAGGCTTACCAGGTGGGCTGCGAGATCGTCGACACACCGAGCTTATTTCATACAGTGCCCGACTCAGAGCGCTGGCCTATGGTCGCAGATTCATCAAGGCCCGAGACGATTAGCCATCTCCGTAAAAACGGATTCCCGAAGATCATGCCGGCAGTCAAAGGGGCAAAGTCGGTCGAGGAGGGTATCGAGTGGCTCAAATCCTATGACATTGTTGTGCATCCTCGATGTACCCACACAATCGACGAGCTGACCTTTTACAGCTTCAAAACAGATCCACTGACCGGGAAGGTTTTGCCAATCCTGCAGGATAAAAAGAATCACGTCATTGACGCGCTGCGGTACGCTTGCGAGGGGGTGCGACGGGCTGCGGTTGTGCAGAGGCCAACTAATTTCGTGCCTATCCCGAGCATGAACAAATGGTAAACTTGCTAAAAGGGGCGATTTATGGCACGCATTTCTAAAGAGCAGCGACTCGCGGACATCCATCAGCGGGCTCTCAGGCAGTTTAATGATATTCAATCGGCGCTGCGCGATGAGCGGCTTCAATGTCTGCAAGATCGTCGGTTCTACTCGCTGGCGGGGGCTCAGTGGGAGGGGCCGCTCCAGGATATTTACGAGAACAAACCTAAGTTCGAGGTGAACAAGGTTCACCTGGCCGTCATTAGAATCATCAACGAGTATCGTAACAATCGGATCACGGTTGATTACGTCAGCAAGGACGACCAGGATCAAAGCTTGGCAGATGTCTGCGACGGGCTATTCAGGGCAGATGAGAAAGACTCTGTGGCCGAGGAGGCATACGATAACGCATTCGAGGAAGCTGTTGCTGGTGGCTTCGGTGCTTGGCGTCTTCGCACTGTCTATGAAGACGAGTCAGACGAAGATAACGAGCGTCAGCGGATCAAGATCGAACCTATCTTCGATGCTGATAGTTCAGTGTTCTTTGACTTGAATGCAAAGCGTCAAGATAAAGGCGACGCAAAGCATTGCTACGTCATCACCTCGATGACCCGCGAGGCTTATAAAGATACGTGGGGCGATGACCCGAGCGACTGGCCGAAGATCATTCACCAGTTTGAATTTGACTGGTGTACCCCAGACGTTGTTTACGTGGCCGAATACTATGAGGTTGAAGAAGTGTCCGAGACCCTGCGGATCTTCCAATCCATAGACGGCACCGAAGAAAAGTACCGTGAAGCCGATTTTGAGAACGATCCAGAGCTAGAGAATACCCTGGCCGCAATCGGTACTCGCGAGGTCAGGCAGCGCAAGATCAAGCGCAAGAAAGTACATAAGTACATCATGAGCGGCGGCAAGGTGCTTGAGGATGCTGGCTACATTGCAGGCAATTGCATCCCTATCGTCCCCGTGTATGGCAAGCGCTGGTTCGTGGATAACATCGAGCGGTGCATGGGTCACGTTCGCCTTGCCAAGGATGCCCAGCGGCTCAAAAACATGCAGCTCTCAAAGCTTGGCGAGATCAGCGCGCTGTCGAGCGTTGAAAAGCCGATCATGACCCCGGAACAGGTCGCAGGCCATCAAATGATGTGGGCCGAAGACAACCTCAAAGACTATCCTTACCTGCTGGTGAATCCGATCACGGGTCCAGATGGCTCCCAACAGATCGGCGGGCCTGTTGCTTACACCAAGCCTCCCCAGGTTCCTCCGGCGATGGCAGCACTGCTACAGATTACCGAGCAGGATATGCAAGAGATCCTCGGCAATCAGGCTGGTGCAGATAAGGTCGTCTCCAACATCAGCGGCGAGGCCGTTGAGATGATCCAGCAGCGTCTTGACATGCAGGCTTATATCTACATGTCAAACTTTGCTAAGGGGCAGCGGCGTAGCGGTGAAATATGGCTCTCAATGGCCAAGGAAATCTACGTCGAGGAAGGCCGCAAGATGAAGACTGTCTCTCCGGAAGGCAAAACGTCACAGATCGAGATGATGAGGCCGATTATCGGTGAGACTGGAGAAGTCGAGCTTGAAAACGATTTGACCTCGGCCAATTTCGACGTGGATGTTGATGTCGGCCCGAGCAGCCAGAGCAAACGAGCCGCTATGGTCAAGGCGCTGACCGGGATGCTGGCGATTACGGACGATCCCCAGACAAAACAGATATTGCAATCCATGGCTCTGATGAACATGGAAGGCGAAGGTATCAGCGACATTCGCGAATATTTCCGCAAGCAGATGGTTCGCGCTGGCGTTATCAAGCCAACCGACGAAGAGGCAGCAGAGATGCAAGCCGAGGCACAAGGTCGTCAAGATCCGAATGCAATCTTCCTGCAGGCTGCAGCAGAAGAAGCAACGGCGAAGGCTGCCAAGGCTCGGGCTGATACCGTCAAGACGATCGCTGATGCAGAACTGTCGCGGGCTAAGACGGCTGAAACAATGGCCAAGGCTGGAATTGCAGAGCAGGATATTGCAATCAACGCGGCTCAGGTATCGCAGCAAAACGTTATTCCTGAACCACAAGGAATGCCTATTGTCAATCCGTTACAATAGGCTCAGAATTATGTAAAGGCATCCACCCGGCCTATTTCGGGTGAGTTTGGGATCAAAAATGAAACAGGCAGACGATACGGAGGACATCCAGTCCGAAGAACTTGAGATTGTTGAAGATGTTGCGGAGGAAACCTCAGAAGTTATTGAGGAATCTGAAGTTCAAGACAATCAAGAGGAGGAGGACGAGGTTGTTGTTTCGATTGATGGGGAATCGCCACCCCAGGAAGTTGAGCAAACGAAAGCACCTGAATGGGTGCGAGAGCTAAGAAAGTCGCATCGAGACTTGCAACGTCAAAATCGCGAATTGCAGTCAAGGCTTGAAAGTTTCCAAAAACCTGAGCAAAAAATCGGTGAACCAGGGCCGAAGCCGAAACTAGAGCACTTTGATTACGACGCGGATTTGTACGAGCAAAAGCTTGAGGAATGGCACGAGCAGAAACGTAAATTCGAACTTGAGTCTGAGAAGGTTCGGCAGCAACAGGCCGAGCAAGATAAGGTGTGGAAGGATAGGTTAGAAGCCTATTCAAGAAACAAGGCAGAGCTCAAAGTAAAGGATTATGAAGATGCGGAAGCCACTGCTCAAGAACTCTTTAATGTGACACAGCAAGGCATCATTGTTCGCGGTGCGAATAATCCTGCTCTGCTTGTTTACGCTCTTGGCAAAAACCCAAAGAAGGCCGCAGAACTTGCAAAACTCAGTGATCCTGTGGAATTTGCTTTCGCGGTTGCACGACTGGAGAAAGATTTGAAAGTAAGCAATCGCAAGTCAGCTCCGGCACCGGAGAAAATCGTTCAGAATTCTGGGCGTGTAGTATCTTCAGCGTCGGTTGATTCAACACTCAATAGGCTACGTGCAGAAGCTGAACGAACTGGTGACTATACAAAGGTCATGGAGTATCGTCGGCAGAAGCGCAACTAAACTTAAGGAAATATCATGGCTAATTCATTTTCGAAAGAAGAACGGGTCGCGTTTGAGGACATCCTCGAAGGCTTTCAGGATGCTCTGGTTCTGAGCAAAAACGTCGCTGTGTACCGCACCGATCAAACGATGATGGAGCGTACCAACAACGTTATCTGGCGTCCCCAGCCTTTCATTGCCACCTCTTACAGTGGCACCGATATGTCGTCCAATTTCGACGACTTCACCCAATTGTCTGTGCCTGCCACCATCGGTTTTAGCAGGTCTGTCCCCTGGGTCATGACCGCAACAGAATTGCGTGACAGCCTGCAAGAGGGTCGCCTCGGTGATGCTGCAAAGCAAAAGCTGGCTTCTGACATCAACGTTGCAATCATGAACGTGGCCGCAAATCAAGGCACCCTGTTTGTGAAGCGTACTTCTACAGCTTCCGGCTTTGATGACGTCGCACAGTGCGAAGCCATCATGAACGAGCAAGGCGTTCCCTCTTACGATCGTTTCCTGGCTCTGTCCACCCGCGACTACAACGGCATGGCCAATGATCTTTCGAAGGCTTCCCGCTCGTTTGGTAACGAGATCAGTGATCGTGCACTTCGCAAGGCATTCGTCGGCGAAATGGCTAGCTTCCAAACCTATAAGTTTGACTACGCTAACCGCAAAGCCGCTGCGGCTGGTGGTGCAGGACTGACCGTTGACACCCGCGTGTCTGCTGGCAATTACTACGTTCCCAAGGCCACCTCGGTCGCTGCTACTGGTGAAACCTCGAACGTTGATAACCGCTTCCAGACGATCACCATTTCCAGCACGACAAACGTTGCCGCTGGTGACGCATTCACCATTGCTGGCATCAATGCTGTGCATCACATCACCAAGGGCGATACCGGCCAATTGAAGACCTTCCGCGTTATCTCTGTGCCCAGCTCTACCACCTTGGTCATCAGCCCACCCATGATTACCGCTCAAGGTGGCACCGATGCTGAAGTTCAGTATCAAAACTGCGTTGCAACCTCGACGGCTTCCAATGCTTCTATCGTGTTCTTGAACACGGTCAGCAACTTTGTGAACCCGTTCTGGCAGCGTGATAGCCTGGAAATCTTGCCTGGCCGCTATGCTGTTCCTTCTGACGCTGGCGCTGCTGTGATGCGTGCATCTACTGACCAAGGTATCGAACTGGTCATGCAGAAGCAATACGACATCAACACCATGAAGACCAAGTACCGTCTGGATACCCTATTCGGCGTTGTGAACAAGCAGCCCGAGATGTCTGGCGTGATCATGTTCTCGCAGACCTAAGATATAACAGGCCGGGTCATCCCGGCCTTTTCAAAATTCAGAAAGGAAAATCATGTCTAACATCGTTGCAGTGAACGGCGAAGCCACTGTCACCATCCCCGCTGGCGAATCTATCGCCGTGTTCACCCAGGGTGAAGCCCAGGTTTCCCGCACTATCGGGTTTCCTAACTATCCTGACCAGACGACCCTGATCGGCACCGTCAAGAATGGCCAAACCGTTTTTGGTTCATACTCCTCTGGCGCTACCATCGTTGTTGAATCGACTGGCAGCCAGCCTGTTTATTACGAAGTCGGTACCGCTCCCCAAGTGCAACAGCTTCGTCTGAATGCACAGGTTCAGGGTGCCCCTACTGACATCGCTGACGGCGGTTCCATG